CTTCACAAGCCCCGAGCCATTGCTTATACGGCGCGACACCTACCTGATCACGTGCGGTCGTGGCGGAATTGGTAGACGCGCAGCGTTGAGGTCGCTGTGGGGTAACACCCGTGGAAGTTCGAGTCTTCTCGACCGCACCATTCTCTCCGTTTTGAAACCGGAACGGTCGTTCTGACCCCTTGGCATGGGGCGTGGCGCATGGCTGTGTCCGGACGTGGTGGCAGGTTTGCTTTCAAAAATTGACGCTGTTAAGTGACACCATACATTAGAGTGATAACGGACTACCCGAACTGACATCGGACTTTGCCGGATGGGCCTTGTTTACAAGGGGATCGGTGCGCGAAGGGTAGTTGCTACCGGCGCAGTGCGAAGTTTTTACAAAAGGGTGGAAATGGGCGGTTTCGGGGCTGTCGGGGCCTATATCGCGGTTCAGGGCGTGGCCAGCGATGAGAACGCGCAAACCCTATTAAAACATGGTTGAAACGGCTCTGAGAGGGGTATTTGATGCCCTGTCTGAGAGGTGTTTCAACGTCCGGAACTGGGACCAAATCCGCCCACTTCTTTTTTTAGGTCCCACTTCTCACTTTCGTGTAATCATATCAATGGCATGACGGATTCAAAGCGCGCCTGTCGGCAGCGGAGAAGTGGGACCCTTTTTTCGCCATTTCCGGGCCGTTCAAGGCCGGTTGAAACAGTGGTGTTTCAACGCTGGAGCGCGGTGTTTTCGGAGCCGATGGTGCGAACACCTGACGCCTTATCGACATGCGTTCTTGCCGCTTGCCCACTCGGCCATACGCCGGGCCTCAAGACCTTTTCCGTATATCGTGACCTTACGGCTGAGGCCCTCATCCGAAACCAGCGTCTTCACATGAGGAACGTTGCCGAACAGGTGAACGTCGCGAAAGGTGATCTCTCCGTAGCCTTCACGATCATAATACTGAGTATCCGTGGTGAATGAACCCGCGACCCAGCTCCCGTCGTTACAATCCCTTGAGAGGCGAGAAAGGCGACGAAACAAAGGGCCGATTGGTTCTTGAGTGCTGACCACCGTTGGGGGAGTTTGCTGAAGCTCTGTTTCGTTCTGAGGGATACATGCGGACAGGGCGAATGCGAAAAGCGCGGCGACTATTCTTATCATGATGAAGCCTTTTGCTAATGCCCCCACGCATGGGCCGACCAGACCACTTCGCCGAGGATGTGGAGGCGGGCGAGGTCATCGCCAGAGCGGGTTTCGGTGGCGTGGGCGGGGTTGTCCGAGGTGAGGATGAGGAGCTGCTTTGGCACCAGATCGAGGCGCTTGACGCGGGCCGCGCCGTCGCTGTCGATGAGGGCATAGACGCGGCGGTTGCGGATATCGCGGCGGCGCTTGTCGATCATCACCAGATCGCCGTCGTGGAGGGTGGGGGCCATGCTGTCGCCGGTGACGGAAAGCAGGCAGGCCTGATCGGGTGCGATGGCGCGGGCGCGCAGCCAGTCGCGGCGAAAGGCGAGCGCGCCGAGGTCCTCCACTTGGTCATTGATCGCGCCGCCGCCTGCGGCGAGGCGGGCATCGAGCCGGGGGATCGGGGCGTAATCGGCCCCGTCGAGCGACACATTATATACAGGGCCGGTTTCGCGCGGCGGGCCAATGTAGAATTCGAGGCCGAGCGCCTCGGCGATCTCTTTGGCCCTATCAACGCTAGGTGTTCGAGGGCTCTTGTCCAGCATTCCCTTGAGGGCGTTTCGGCCCAGTCCGAGTTGCGCTTCGAGACCACGATGAGATGCTCCCGTCTCTTTGAGACGAGCTCTCAGTTCCTCAAGGAGGACGTATGACGGGGCCATGTGCACAATTGTGCACTACCTAAAAAACACCTTTTCGTCCATTCTTTTCTATCGGTCCGCAATTGTGGTTGCATACTGTCCGCGATTGTGCACAAATAGGTGCATGTTGAGCGAGCACCAAATAAGAGACCTGATTATCGCGCTGGCTAAGGCCCGCGATTGGGAGGTCACCTATGCCTCCCGTATGGCCAGCGGCAGCGGCGATACGGTGGCGCGTCTTGACGCAGGCGTGGGGCTCACCCTCCGCCGCGCCAAGGTTATCATCAAACGCTGTTCCGACCTTTGGCCGAACCATGCCGGGCACGCCTGGCCGAAAGGTATCGAGCGGCCCTCGGGGACTACGGAGGACGCCGCATGAGCATCCGCCGTCGCCTTGCGCTCATGATCTGCCCGGAGCTTCGGCCTGAAACCTGCGATGCTACGCCCGTCTTCCGTTCGGTGCGCGGCAGCGGAGACGCCGCGCCTGAGCTTCCTTCGTCGGACTATCTGCGCGGCTTCGATGACGGCTGGGATTGCCTGCGCGGGATCTGGGATCAGGTCAATGACGCGCAGTTTACGCGCCGTGATCGTTTTGACGAAGAGGCCGTGAGGCTGGGTCTGACCCCCAAGCAGTTCGGGCCGCTCTGGGGCCGGGTTCTGGGTCGCGAGGCTGTCAGCGATGTGCTGCCCGGTATCGACGTGGTCTATTACATGACTGGCCAGCGACTGCCCGAGTATGCCGATCAGGTGCGGGGGGCGGAGGGATGATCCGGCCCCATGTGCAGGCAGAGATCGACGCGACGCGCGCCGCCCTGACGCGGTTGCGGCTGGCGGCTGGGCGGGTGTGTCCGCCAACGCGCAGAGCCTCAAAGTCTTCGCGGATGGCCGGAGATGCTCGCAAAGTGATCGCGCTCGATGACGCCTATGTGGCGGCGACGGGCACGATCCTGACCGAGCAGACGGCCCCGCCGTTTCCGAAGGCGCATATCGAGAGCCGCTATGGCTGGGCGGTTCGTATCTGCCCCATGGCGTTCCCGCGCAGTGTTTTCACAGGTCTGGACCGGCTGAGGGCCGGGCAGCCGGGCTGCCATTCCATAACAGCCTACCGCATCACCGTCTATTTCGACGCGATCTGGCCGGAGGGGGCGATCTGGCCCGCCTCGGTCGAGCGTCCCACCGCAGTCAGAGAGAGAGGAAATGTCGCATGAGCGCGCGCGATTTCAGGACGCTTTGGGCCGAGGAGCACCGCGCGGCTATTGCCGTCGTATCGGCGTTGTCGGTGGAAACGAAGGCAGCGCTGGCGGCTCTGACAGAGGAAGCACTTGCCGGTCGATGCTCCTTGAGTGAATTAGGAGCCATTGCAGAACGAGAGCTCGGCCCCAGAATTCGCGCGGAAGCCCGCGAGGCAGGGTGTCAATGACCGGCGCGCCGTTCATACGAGCCGCCGTGATGAGGATGATGGCCTGCCTTAAGCGGTCGCAGAGGACGCGCCACGCGCCTGCGGTGATGTCTTCCCAGCTATCGAGGCTGTCGGTGATGGCGAGGGCTGCGAGCGCGCCGTCGGCCTCTTCCTCGAAGTCTTCTGAATATGGCGTGGCCCGGATCACGTCGAAGCGTTGCGCCATGAGTGCGAAGACCGGCTCGAAGGCTGTGAGCGTTTCGGTGTCGGGGACGCGCTCGGCGCGGGTCACGTCCGGGTCTGCGCCGTGTTTCTCGATGCAATACCAGAACGGTATGTCGGCAAGGCTGGTCATCGAATCCCTCCATCGGTTGATTTCCCCCGACGATGGTAGGGCGTGCGCGGGCGGGGTGTCGAGCCTTGCCCGCGCGATGGGGGCGGCATCATGAGCGCGCGGCGGGACCCCGAGGGGCGGCTGCCGGAAGGTTCAGGGCTGGTCGTGGCCGTGGTGCTGAGCGCGGCGATCTGGGCCGGGGTGGGATCGTGGATCGTGGTTTCGGTGCTGCGGCCTTTCCCGGCGGTTTATCAGGAGAATGCCCATGAAACTGAGTGACCTTGTGCCCGGTTCCGGCGCGTTGCAGGCGGAGATCGACGCGATCCCGCAGGTGCAGCGGGTGGCGCTGGCGTTGCAGTTGATCCGCGATATCGACGCGCCGTGCTGCGCGCTGTCGCTGATGCGGCTGAGCCGGTTGGCCGAGGATCATCACCTGGCGATCCGGCGCGCCGAGTTCATGCGCGATCACGAACGCGGGAGGGTTCACGGATGAGCCGTCTGTCCCGGAGATTTTCGAATACCCGTCTGCGTCTGCCTGTGCGCGGGCGGGTCCTGCGCCCCGGTTGTGCCCGGTCTGTTCGCTCCGACCGGGGCGCTTTTTCCATCATCGGCGATGTGCTGGGGGGCGTGGCGCTGTTCGCTGTACTCTTCGGTGTCGCGATCTGGTCCTGAAAGGGGGGTTTCATGGGTATTCAACGCAGTCCGCAAGAGGCGTTCGAGGCGGTGATCTGTCTTCTGAACGATCTGGCGGCGGGTGATCCGGTGATGCTGCGCAGCCTGATCGAGGCGCATGAGGCGCTGCGCGCCTCTGACGCGATCCCGCAGATCCGGCAGTTTCTGGCGGTCACTTATGGGAGTGTGCGGTGATGGCGTTGCGGATCGAGCGGTTGGGAACGAACGTTTATGCTGTTTTCGACGCTGACCGGGCTGTCAGCAACAAGCTGTCCAGCCGGTATCTGGCCGAGCGCGCGCTGGAGCGGCTGGAGCGTGAGACATCAGCGCGCGCCCGCCCCTGTCTGCGTTGCGGCGTCGAGATCCAGTCGAGCCATGCCGGCCACCGGATGTGCGAGGGCTGCCGTCAATGGGTGGCGGCGCAGGATCACAGGATGGCGCTCTGATGCATCACGCGCCGCTCACCTCGCCGCGCCTGCAACGGGTGCTGGCCGTGCTGCGGGACGGGCGGCCCCATACCACGCGCGAGATCGTGCGGCGGGCGCATGTGGTGGCGGTGAACAGCTGCATCGCGGAGCTGCGGGCGAACGGGGCGGAGATCCTCTGCACCCGCGAGCGCAAGAAGGACCGGCTGATCTGCCGGTATACAATGACGAAGGCACCGGAATGATGGATGACATTTTCGAACGCGGCACCGTCGAGGAACAGATTGCAGCGGCCATCGTTGATCTGAACTGCCTCGCGGAAACCGGAAAGAGACTTGAGGAATTTGCCACTCGCGGCATCGAGGCTGTGGAGCGGGGCAAACCGCAAATCGCGATGCGCTATGTCCAGCGCATACGGTTCTTGTGCCAGATGAACGCAGACGTGCAACTTATGTTGTTGGATGATCTGCATGTTTTGGCCACCGGTCTTGAGGATTTCGATCATGAGGCATGGCTGGAGGCGCAGGGGGAGCAGGATTACGACGCCGTCACGTTTGCCATGAAAATACTTGATCTCGCGCCCTACGCGGCGGGGCGGGACATTGAGGGGCGTTTCGATGAGTGAGATGCGCCTGATCGAGACGCGCGAGATGGCGCTGGACGAGATCGTGATCGAGGACCGGCTGCGCCCGGTGGATGAGCTTGGCCTTTCCGCGATCCTGATGACGCTGCGCGAGGGCGAGGCCCCGACAGACCCCATAGATGTGCGCCGGGTGCGCCGGCACGGCGGGATCGTCTACCGGCTGATCGACGGGATGCACCGGATCGAGGCGGCACGGCGACAGGGGTGCACCACGATCCTTGCCTCGATCTACGAGGGGACGGATGCCGATGCGCGGCTGATGGAGATCGAGCGCAATCTGGCGCGTGCCGAGATGAAGCCGGTGGACCGTGCGGTGTTCCTGCTGGCCTACAAGGAGGCCTATGAGCGCAAGTATCCCGAGGCCCGCGCGGCTATTGGCGAGGCACTGGCGGCCAAGCGTTGGGATGCGACGAGCACAATGCTCGTCGCATCCTTCGCGGCGCGCGTGGGGGAGATGGCAGGGCAGCACGCAAGCACCGTGCGCCGTCAGTATCGGGCGGTGAGCGCGCTGTCCCCCGACGAGATCGCAGCGCTGCGTGATGCGACGGTATTTGTCGGTTACAAGGATCTGGCCGAGATCGGCAAGATCGGTGACCCGGATGAACGCGGTTTTGTGATCGGCAAGCTCTCGGATGGCACGGCCAAAACCGTCAGGGCCGCGCGCAAGTCCTGGCGGTTTGCGGATGGCACGGCCCCGGCCCCGCTGAGCGACGGGGAAAAGAAGTTCGTGCGGCTTCTCGATGCCTGGGATCGGGGCGGAAAGGCAGCGCGGATCGCGCTGATCGAGGAGCGGCGGGATCAGATCGAGGCCTTGCTGGCCGGGATGGACGGGGGTGCGGCATGACCGGCACCGCCCCCGCGCAGGCATGGTGGAGTGCGGCCGAGCTGGCCGCGTCGGGCCTGCCGGGTGTGCCGCGCACCAAGCGCAAGGTCAACGAGATGGCGAAAGCCGCAGGCTGGGCCGGGACGCCCGGCAAGGCGCGGCGGCGGCGCGGCGCGGGCGGCGGGATCGAGTATCACTGGAGCGTGCTGCCGCTGCGGGCGCGGCTGCGTCTGAGCGCCGATGGGCCAGCGCCGCGCGCCGCGCGCCCCGATGCGGCCGAGGCCTGGGCACGGTTCGAGGCGGCGGGGGACGGGCCGCGGGCGGAGGCAGAGCATCGTCTGGCGGCCATCACGCAGGTCGAGGCGCTGGAAGGCGCGGGGCTGGCGCGCTCGGCGGCGGTCGCGCAGGTGGCGCGTGCGCGGGGCTCTTCGGCGGCGACGGTGTGGAACTGGCTGCGCCTTGTGGATGGGGTGGAGATGGCCGACCGGCTGGCCTGTCTGGTGGACGGGCGCGCGGTGCGGCGCGCCCCCGGTATGCGGTCCGATCCCGATGATGAATTTTGCGAGCTGGTTCGGTCCAACTGGCTGCGCGATGCCAAATATTCGCTCAAGGCCGCCTATGACGATGCGGTGGAAATCTGGGCCGAGGAAAAGCGCAACAGCCCCATTCCGCCCGTCCATCAGGTGCGGCGCTGGATGAAGATCCATGTCTCAAAACCCACCGAGGTTTTCTGGCGCAAGGGGGCGGAGGCGCTCAAACGGTTCTACCCCGCGCAGACCCGCAGCAAGGCGTTCATGGAGCCATTGGAATGCGTGCAGGGGGATTATCACAAGTTCGATGTGTTCGTGTGGTGGCCGGGCCATGACACGCCCATTCGCCCGCAGTTGATGGCCTGGTCGGATGTCTATTCCGGCAAGATGCTGGCCTGGCGGCTGTCGCCCACCGCCAACAGCCACACGGTGCAGCTTGTGACCGGCGATCTTATCCGCAAATGGGGCGTGCCGAAATCGGTGCTGATCGACAATGGCCGGGAGTTTGCCAACAAGGCGATGACCGGCGGGGCCAGGACGCGGTTCCGCTTCAAGATCAAGGATGAGGATATTCCCGGTCTTCTGCCGCTGCTGGGGATCGAAATTCATTGGGCCACGCCCTATTCGGGGCAATCGAAGCCGATCGAGCGGGCCTTCCGGGATCTGTGCGAGAGGATCGCCAAGCACCCGGCCTTTGCCGGGGCCTATACCGGCAATCGCCCCGAGGCCAAGCCCGAGAGCTATGCCAGCCGCGCGATCCCTCTGGAGGAGTTCGTGGCGGTGATGGATCGCGGGCTGCACGAGCATAATGCGCGCCCGGACCGCAAGAGCGAGGTGGCGATGGGCCGGTCGTTCGACGAGGTGTTCGCCGAGGGCTATGCCAAGGCCACGATCCGGCGCGCCACCGAGGAGCAGCTGCGCCTCTTCCTTTTGCGCGCGGAGGGGCTGCGGGCCAAGAAGGACAATGGCGAGCTGAAGCTTCTCGGCACCCGCTACTGGTCGGAATGGATGTACCGGATCGAGGGCCAGACTGTCGTGGCGCGGTTCGATGCCGACGATCTGGCGGCGGGGCTGGAGGTCTATGATCTAACAGGTTGCTGAAATAGTCCCATCTCGACAGCGATTTCAGAACATGATTCATCCTCAGCATGGTAACGGCGGGGGTGAAGATGCGCGGGACGGACATAACGAGCGGGTCGCTGTTTAGCTATGTCGATCTTGAGGAGCGTATCCCGGCGCAGCACCCTGTGCGCAAGATCAGACAAGTCGTGAATGACGCGCTGGCCAGCCTCGATGCCGAGTTCGAGGTGCTTTACACAGATTTCGGCCGCCCCTCGATCCCGCCGGAACGGCTGATCCGGGCCAGCCTGCTGCAAATCCTGTTCTCGGTCCGATCCGAGCGGCAGTTGATGGAGCAGATGGACTACAACCTGATGTTCCGCTGGTTCGTGGGCCTCGGGATCGACGATCCAGTCTGGGTTCCCACGGTGTTCACGAAGAACCGCGACCGGCTGCTGACTACGGAAATGTCCCGCAAGGTGATGGCGGCGATCCTGGCGCATCGCGAGGTCGCGCCACTGCTGTCGGACGAACATTTTTCAGTCGATGGCACGCTGGTGAAAGCTTGGGCGTCAATGAAGAGTTTCCAGCCGAAGGCTGATACCATCCCGCCGGACGATGAGGGGCCAGGCGATCTGCCGGCCCCGGATACCACACCCGACACCGCGCCTTCCGACACCCCAGCTGAGACCGAGCCCATGCCCCGCAACGCCAAAACCCACCGCAATGCCGAAGTCGATTTCCGGGGCGAGAAGCGCTCCAACGCCACCCATGCCTCGATCACCGATCCCGACGCCCGGCTCTATAAGAAGTCGCCCGGAACCGGGGCCATGCTGTGCTTCATCGGACATGCGCTGATGGAGAACCGCAATGGCCTGATCGTGCAGGGCGACTTGACCCAGGCTGACGGCCATGCCGAACGCAAGGCCGCGCTTGACATGGTTCACCGCCATTCCCCAGGATCGACCCGGCGGCTGACACTGGGGGCCGACAAGGGGTATGACGCGGGCAGGTTCGTTGCCGACCTTCGACAAGCCTGCGTCACGCCACATGTCGCCCAGAAATCGCGATATTCAGCAATCTACGCCAGAACTACCCGGCATGAGGGCTATGCTCTGTCGATCAAGCACCGCAAGCGGATTGAGGAGGCGTTCGGATGGGCGAAAACCGTCGGTGGCATGGCCCAGACCATGTATCGCGGCGTCGAGCGCGTCCGATCCCGCTTCATCCTGACTATGGCCGCCAACAACCTCGCCAGACTGCCCCGGTTGCTGGCCGTGTGACGAGGAAAAGCGATCCCAGGCGCTAAAGTCGCCCGCGCCGAAAGATATCGCGATCATAAGATCGCGCCGTCACGAAGGGATAGCGTCCCAGCTCGGTGACTATTTCAGCGGCCTGCTAAAGGGCCGGTATCTGGGCCGCGCCGAGGCGCTGGAGGCGGTGCCCTTCCTCAGTGTCGATCACGCGCGCGATCACGCCAAGAAGCGGGGCGACTGGCTGCGCGCCGCCAAGCAGGAGGCGCGCGCGGCCAAGAAATATTCCGACGCCGAGATCGCGGCGCGGCTGCGGGGCGCGGGGGCGCTGCCGGTGGAGGGTGACCTGCCCGAGGCCGCCGTGCATCAGCTTGTGGTGCCCCACAGGGCCGCGCCAAGGCGGGCCGGGGCCGTGCGCGCCGATGCAGCACAGGAGGCCGGGCTTGAGGCCCGTCTTGTGCGGCTGGATGCCCATCGTGCCGAACCAGCGGCGGATGAGGATGCCGAGCAGCGCTTTGCCCGTGCCCGCGCGCTGGAGAGCGCCCAGGCGGCAGGCGAGGCACTGACAGAGGCACAGGCCGCGTGGCTGGCGGAATACCAGCACTCATCGGAATACCGGGCGCAGGCGCGCGTGGCGCGCTGGTCCGGCGCGGACAGTTAAAAAAAGGAGAGCAGCATGACACCATCATTTGCCAACCTGCGCAACGTCGCGGCCCTGATCGAGCTGATCGAGAAAGTGCAGGGCTACGGGTTCCGCGATGCGGGCATGGCCACGTTCTATGGCCCCTCGGGCTGGGGCAAGAGCTATGCCGCCGCCTTTGCCAGCGGCGAGTTCAACGCGCATTGCGTCATGGTCAAGAGCTGCGTCAGCCGGGGCCATTTTCTGCGCTCGATCAAGCGCGTGATCGGCTTGCCCGAGAAGGGCGATATCCCGACCATGGTTGACGAGATCGGCGCGCAACTGGCGCGCAGCAACCGACCGCTGATCATCGACGATGCGCAGTATCTGCTCAGGTCCGGCATGATCGAGCTGGCGCGCGACATCTTCGAGAGCAGCCATGTGCCGGTCATCCTGGTGGGCGAGGAGCAGTTGCCGCAGAAGCTGACGCAATGGGAGAATATCCATGGCCGTCAGCTTGCCTGGGGGCAAGCGCTGCCGTGCAACCTGGCCGATGCGAAGCGCCTTGCGCCGATCTATGCGCCGGGGATCGAGGTGTCCGATGATCTTCTGTCGGCGTTTGTCGATGCCTCGGGTGGGTCTGTCCGGCGGGTGCGCAACAACCTGGCTGCCGCGCGCGAGCTTGCCCGTGGGCGCGGGCGGCGCGATGCCGATCTGGGGCTCTGGGGCAATCGCGATTTCGACACCGGCCAACCGCCGGTCATGCGCCGTTATGAGGCCGCGCACCCGGTGCTGCCGCCAATGCCTTCGCCCGCGCGCCCCGAGACGGTGGTGCCGCTGGCCACCGAGAAAAAGGCGGTGCGGTGATGGCCGAGCTGATGGAGGCGATCTGGGCCGAGGCGCGCAAGCTCGACGAGTTCGACTGGGAGCGGGTGTCGGCACTTGGATGTTCGGTGTCGAGCGCGCAAAAGTTCCTACGCCACTGGATGCGCGACGGGCGCGTGCGGATAGCGCGGATCGGGCCGAGCCAGAAGCGGTATTACGCGCCCGCCGACAGGATATTTCCGCCAGCGCCCGCGCCCGATGAAAGGCCCACGCCCGAGGGCAACATGTGGCGCGCCATGCAGCATCTGCGCCAGTTCAGCCCGACAGATATCGCCGGGGCGGCCAATTCCGGCGGCGTGGAGATCACGCTTGAGAAGGCCCGCGCCTATTGCCGCCAGTTGCTCGGCTCGGGCCATCTGCATGTGCGGATGACGGCCATTCCGGGCAGGCGAGAGGCGATTTACCGCCTTGTCGAGGATACCGGCCCGCGCGCGCCGCGCCCTGTGCGGCTGGCCGGGATCGAGGATCCCAACACGGGTCTCTTCGTGCCCGCGAAAGGCGGTGCGGCATGAGCGCGCTCGACACCGCCCGCGAGTTCTGGGGCGAGGGCATCCCCGATTGGGTCGAGGCGCTGGCGCGGGCCTGCGACGAGACGAGCCAGAACAAGGTGGCCGCGCGGCTTGAGCGCTCGGCCAGCCTTGTGTCGAACATCATCCGCAACCGCTATCCGGCGGACACCAGCGCCGTGGAGGATATCGTGCGCGGCACCTACATGCGCGCGATGGTCGAGTGCCCGGTCTGGGGCGAGATCGGCACGCATCGCTGCCGGAAATACCGCGCGCGGCTGCGGGCTGGAGCGCCGGTCAATACCGAAGAGGCGATCATGCGCAATGCCTGCACCCGCTGCCCGCGCAACAAGGAGGTGGAGGATGCCAAGGAAGCGTGATGACAGTCTCGACGCGGCGGTGCTCTCATTGTCGATGGATGGCGTGCGCCCGTCCGATATCGCACGGCAGCTCAAGGTCACGCCCAACAGGGTCTTTGCCGTCAAGGCGTTTTTCTACCGCCACGGGGTCATTTTCCCGCCGATCAGAAAGGGGCCGCCGACGCGCGAGCAGGCCCCGCGCCTGACGCATCTCAACACCGAGTTGCGCGAGGCGCTGGCACCTCATGCAGCGGCGCGTGGCATGGGAACCCGCGAGCTGGCGCTGCGTCTGCTCGGGGCGATCATCCGCGACGAGCTGGTGGACGCGGTGCTGGACGATGGCGGAGCGGACGCATGAGCGCGCGCTGGAGCACAGATGAGATGATCCGCCTCGCCGCCTCGGGCGTGGCCAAGGTCGATCTGCTCGGGCCGCGTGGTGCCACGCTCTGCTCGATGGACGAGATCGCCGCCATGGCCGCCGTCTGCGCGCTCGCGGGCGTGGGCGCAAATCCCCCTTCAACACCCCCTTCAACAGGAGACGACAATGTCTGAGTTCACCCCTCACCCCATCCCCGACGGTCGCCGCGAGATCGACGGCCATATCTACATGGGCGACGGTCGCGGCGGCTGGCAGCCGGTCGAGACGATCAGGGCGCAGCACCTTCTGGAAGACGAGACCGCCCGCAAGATCGTGGGTTACGCGCTGCCGCTCTCGGGGCAGATCGGGCGCTTCAAGGAACACACCTTCGACGACATCTCGGATTTCGAGGCGATCCTCGATCAGGAATACGGCGTCCGCATCGGCGGCAAGAAGGGCAACAAGACGCTGATGACCGTCGATCAGCTCTACAAGGTCGAGGTGCGCGTCTCGGACCGGATCGACTTTGGCCCCGAATTGCAGACCGCCAAGGCGCTGTTCGATGAGTGCCTCAACGAATGGGCGGCGGATGCGCGCGCCGAGCTGCGCGGGCTTGTGACGGATGCGTTCAACACCGACAAGCAGGGCCAGATCAACCGCGCGCTGATGTTCGTGCTCCTGCGCCGCGAGAGCAGCGATCCGCGCTGGCGGCGCGGGCAGGACGCGATCCGCGACGCGATGCGCGTGGTCGGCTCCAAGACCTATGTGCGCTGCTGGCACCGCGAGAGCCATGACGCGCCCTGGCAGTCGATCCCGCTCGACCTGGCGAAGGTGTGAGGGACGATGATACCGCGCGACAGAATTGAGCACATAGCGTCCACCTTTGGCCTAGATACCTTTGGTCTATCGGATATCGCCATTTTCGACCGGATAGCCAATCAGGCAGGCATCAATGTCAATCTGGACCGCAGCCAAAAACTTACGGTGCTCAGACGCTTGGGCGGAAAGAAGAAGTGGGCTAAATACTCATTTGTCGATCTTGTCATCATGGTGATGACCCGCGATCAGCGAAAGCTGCTGTCCCAGCGGAGCGATCAAGCAAGCCGACGGGCCAAGGCTGCACAACGTGCCATGGTCAGGGATACGCTGCATCAGCCTGTCACGCGGCTCGCTTCGCAACCTGAGCATCTGACTGTCTTGGCAGGCCTCCCAGCGTCTCACTTCTATGCGTCTGTCGAATGGAAAGCGACTAGGGCCGATGTGCTTCGACTTTCGGCATATCGCTGTGAGTGGTGCGGCGCGACGACAAAGGACGCGCGCCTAGAAGTAGATCATATCGTGACCAGGCTGATCGCGCCTGAGCGGGCCTTCGATCTGAACAATCTTCGGGTTCTGTGCAAGCCCTGCCACGACGGGCGGCACACGGTTGATCGCGGGGTCATGCCATGACCTCGTTGACAAATTCGGGCGCAAGGCGCATCCTGATCCCGTCCGGTGGAGATGACCGGATCGGGTTTGGAACCCCGTCTGTAGTAGCGCCCGAACGAGGCGCGCACCCATCCGGGACGCGCCTTTTCGTATGGTCGGGC